CACCAAAGTATCAAACTGTTTTAATCTATTTAAACTTTATACTTTTCTCCGAACATTATCAATGGCTACTTTAGCTTTTGTTGATGCCGTAACTAATGAAGCTTATTCATTGGTAATGCAATACAGCCGTTCGTTGCTTGTATTGCGTCTAGTTACTCCTGTGATGTGTTATTTGACACTCATTTTGTTAGCTGGTCACTATATGGTAATTCCTATGTACCGTAGCTCAAAACGTGCGTTCCGACGTCTTATAGGTCCGTACGTTTATAGTCTTGTGGTTCATTACTGCTCGACTATGGTCTTTCCTCTTGTTAGGTCAGAGTTTCAGCACGTAGATTTGCCGACTCAGAAGGTATCAAAACATCATACGCATCCTTCTGCTGCTAGTGACCGTACTAGTATGGCGGGATTGATTGATAGGATAATCAGGAAATGTGGTTATGTTCCTTATTCAGTCAGCATGAGCGGGAGAGATTTGAGAGCAGAAAATATGGGGGATCGTTTGTTCCACATGGCAAAGGATTTGGCTATGCCCTTCAGAAATGATCGCATAGGAAAAGCCAACATCATTAAGCTCGTTGATGTCGATTATTACCTTCATATGAATGATTACTTAGCATATGGTGTACCTATTATTATGTACACGTTTTGCCCACGTAGTGTCGCAGGTTCCTTACCTGATGCTTCTTACACCATCGTCAATGATGAAGTGTTCGTGGATGTTAATGGTGGTGCTAAGTATAGTCATATGATTTGGGATTATGAGACTGATTCTATGGTTAGTGATCATTGGTGGGGCTCAACTGTTTGGTTGGTTGAGTCAAGAACTTGCCATGATGTGAATAGAAAGTTGGTAGCTTTGTTTCCAGTTCGTTATGTCTACAGTCCATTGGGCTGGATGATATCAGGATACAGACTGGTCCGTAGGAGATTTACTTTTGGTAATATAAACTTCTCGAAATATCAACAAATTGTTGCTGATAAATTGACTTGTTTTATAAGCATGGGCAGGCCAGGTGATCGTGTTTCGTTTGTCTTACCTGAAACCGTTTATCACACGGCTGTTGCTAAGTGCTCTATATCAAAAGACCCATCAATCTCTGATGTTGAACGTCTGTTTCGTGAAGATAAGGTTGAAGAACCTCATTTTGCTGCAGCTTTGTTCATTGTTCTTTGGAAATTCAACAAGGATGCGTTTCGTAGTGTTTTTCCGATTCTTAGTGTGACACCTTACTCGGGCGATACGATTACGTATCAAGCTCTTGGGCCACTTGTCACTGAAGAAGGAAAACCCTCTGGTAGAGAAATTGGAAAGAATTTCACGGACGGCGGGGGTGTTGCTCCTGCTCGTTCTTATAACAATGATGTTGCTTGCGTGCAAGGAAGGATTGAAGATGTAAAGAACCAGGTTGTGAAGGTGCCACCTTTTTATTTGGAATGTAGGGAAGAATTTGTCGAACATTTGATCCCTAGTGGGCAGATGTGGACGGGTTGTCCATGGTCAGAACAGGAAGTTGAAGCAAAACAGTGTAGACCCACTCAACGGGCATTGGCTGCTATAGCTAAACCTTTCATGAATTGTGGAACGTTTCTTGTGAAATCGTTTCAGAAAGCTGAATCTTATGCTAAAATTTGTGCGCCACGTAACATCAGTCAAACACCCACTGATCATCGATTGAGATATGCTAGTTATATCTATCCATTGACCAGTGTTTTGAAGAAGTTTGATTGGTACGCTTTTGGCAGAACACCAGCTGAGATTACACAGAAGGTTCAAGATGTGGCAGTGAAGTGTGAAACTATTTGTCCAACGGATTTTAGCAAATTCGATGGTACACATAGTAAGTTTTTGTGCGAGTTTGAACTCATGTTGCTTCTCCGTTTCTTTGGCTCTCGTTATCATGAAGAAGTTGCAAAACTTTCAAGTGAGCAGTACTATGCTAAAGCCACTACAAAGAATAAGGTTAGGTATAACACCGAATTTTCGCGTTTGAGTGGGAGCTCAGACACTAGTACATTTAACACTGCTGACAATGCACTTGTCTCATACATTGCGTTGAGAGTAACTGGACTTTCGAAGATAGAAGCTTTTAACAATTTAGGCTTCTATGGGGGTGATGATGGATTAACCGGTGATGTTGATCCTACTTTGTTTGAGAGAGTTTGTGCTCGTCTCGGTTTGACGTTGAAAGCTGAAAAGATCGAAAGAGGGAACCCAGTTCCATTTCTTGGTAGAATGTTCCTTGATCCGTGGACCGTTGGTGAGTCTATTTGTGACGTTGGTCGTCGTGTCCGTTGTCTACATATTACTACAGCGTCTAAACAGATTGCTGATGATATTGTATTGATGCGTAAGGCCGAAGGTTATTATGTGACTGATAGTCATACACCTTTTATTTCTAACTGGTGTCAAGCTATTTTTCGCATTTTGAAGGGTACGAACACTAAGCTGAATGAAGCTCAAGAAGCTGAACTTGGCCGTGATCTTAGTTATTTTTCAAAATACGATAAAGAAGATCAGTTTAGTAGACCCGCCTTGGTTAGCGAGAGGGCGTTTGAAGTAGCTGCAGCCTCATTGAATGTTCATGTTAACCGTCTCGTATGGTGCTGTAGTAAATTGGATGAGGTCAAAACTATGGTTGATCTCATGAAATGTGACTTCAAGTTTCCGTTCCAACCTAAGATTGAAATTCCAGTAGCTGTTGGTGGACAGGTTCGTCTACCTGAGAAAGATGTCAAGCATCGAACTCCGAAAACAAAGAAACAACTGGTTGATGAAGCCAGTTGTTGGCGAACAACGGTTAAGTCAAAGCTCTCAGGGGCTAAGACTTAACCAAACACATCACTCCGCGCGGCTATTGTATGTTGGGCCCCGGCATGCAACATCAGCCTGGGGCTGCCAGATTCGCAGAATCATTCAAAACGAGTTCTAATATACTACCTACACCTTTCACTATCTACATTTTACAAGCTCTAGTTCTACTATGGATCGCATCAATCATCTCAAGTTTCTTGACGATACAGTTCCTAAGAATTTGGATACTGATGAGGAATCAAGTTATTCCGATACTTCATCGTACAGTGACTTTTATGATGATCAATGTGAATGCATGGGTGAATATGCTCCGTGTTGGCGATGCTGTGCTTCCAGCTCAGTAATCGAGGATAATTCCACAGCTGACATGGGCCATGAAGCTCCTTCTGCTCAGTCTATAACTCAATGTGTCACTAATAGTGTCGAGACTCCGGTCATAACATTGACGTTGGTTGAACGAGTAGAACATTGGGTCAAGGAGTGTTGTTGCTGTATCAGCAACAATGAGTCTCAGGACATAGCTCCACGATCCGAACCAGTAATTAGTATGCCTACTCTTGAGGAGTTCTTACGTGAACTTGACTCAACGGTGGATACTGATAGTGCAGCGCAGTCGATGGATCTGGACACTTAGTCGCGCCACGTTAGCAGGTTGTCGTGCGAACAACTTGGCTCTTCCGTTTTAGGAAAACCTCATTGGTTTGCCCGTGCATGGCTTATAAATGC